GTCGGGTTATTACAAATGGGTAGCCGTCTTAGATAGCCTTACAAGTTATATCTGCATCAGTCGTGACGGTACTGTTTACAAAGATATAGATAAGAACCCAAAGCCACCTGCACACTATAATTGCAGATCAACAATAACATATCTTGTAAATGGCAAGTATAACAAAGGCGGCAAGGGTAAAGCCTACAGAACGGCCATAGGCGAAGATGGCAAGGAACAGAGGATAAGTGACACCATAAGTTACCCGCAATGGCTTAGACGGCAACCTGCGAGCTTTCAGAACGAAGTTTTAGGTATAGAACGTGGTGAGATGTTTAGACGTGGTACTTTATCAGTAGATCGTTTCATTGATGAAAATGGACGTTCGCTTACATTACCAGAGCTACGTGACCTAGAAATACAACTTGATGCAACAGGTTCCGCCCCTAGCACTACACCTGATTTTGGACTATAATTACATGAAAACGGAAATTTATGCTTGGTATTGTCATAAATAACTTAACGATTACAATACCTTAACAACTAAGTGGTAGAGCCACAAAATGCTAATAAACTGGAGGTTACAGCATGAGCAACGAAATATTTGACGGAATTGAATTGGAAGATGATGTAAAAAACACATTGTCAGAAAAGGTAAATCAGGCTATAAAAGAGAAGTTAGACAACGAGACTAAAGGATTGAAGTCTAAGGTAGATGAATTATTAGGTGAGAAGAAACGAGCGCAACAAGAGCGTGAGCAAGCTCAAGCCGAAGCAAAAGCCCAAGCCGAAAGTAAGGCAAAGGCAGAGAACGATTATAAACAGTTGTTCGAAGCGCAGAAGTCGGAAGCAGACACTTTGCGCGGAACGATTGAGAAGATGAACGCTGATATAACGAGAAGTCGTATCAGTGGTGAAGCAGGTAAGATAGCGAGTGGATTGACAAAAGACACTGGCAGAGCAGAATTGTTACAACAGCAGATTAGCCAGAGGCTAACTATTGTTGATGGCGAATTGAGGGTGACAGACCAGTCTGGTGCATTAACTGTATCAACACTGGAGGACTTAACAGGTTCTATAAAAACTAATTACCCTTTTCTAGTTGACGGTTCACAATCGTCGGGTGGCAGTGCCACAAGGTCGCAAAGCAGTGCTGAGCGTTCTAAAATAATAAGTCGTGACGATTTTAATGGTATGTCTCAAGGTCAGAGAGCGCAGTACATTAAGTCAGGCGGCAAAATAACCAACGATTAATTTAACATAGGAGGCCGCAAATGGCTAACGTATTAACAAACTTGGCGGCTGATATATATAAGGCCGCAGACGTAGTAGGTAGAGAGCTAGTCGGCTTTATCCCTGCTTCAACAATCAATGCAGACGGTTCAGAGCGTGTTGCAAAAGGCGATACAGTTCGTGCATCTTTCACTCGTGAAGCATCAGCCGTAGACGTAGCAGAGAGCATGACTATTCCTGAAGGAACAGATCAGACAGTAGATAGCAAAACACTTTCTATCTCTAAGTCGCGTGCAGTACAAATCCCTTACACTGGAGAAGATGTAAGACACCTTAACAATGGTATTGGCTTTGAAACTGTTTATGGCGATCAACTCGTACAAGCAATGAGAACATTGTCTAACGAGATTGAAGTAGACCTTGCAACAGAAGCTTACAAAAACGCTTCACGTGCTTTCGGTACAGCAGGAACTACACCATTCGGTTCTAACTTTGGTGACGTAGCTGAAATACGTCAAATCTTAGTTGACAATGGTATGCCATCAAACGACGGACAGTGTTCACTTATAATGAACTCAGTTGCAGGTACAAACCTACGTCAGTTAGCTACACTACAAAGCGTTTCAGATGCAGGTTCTAGTGATTTGCTAAGACAAGGTGTATTACTTGACCTACAAGGTCTTGCAATGCGTGAGTCAGCACAAGTGCAATCACACACTAAAGGCACTGGTACAAGCTATCTTGTAAACGATGCTTCTTCTGCTATTGGCGATACATCAATCGCGGCAGACGGTGGTTCTGGTACAATCCTTAAAGGTGACATCATTACAATCAATGGTGACAGCAATAAGTATTGCGTAAACACTGCTTTATCAGGTGGCTCATTCTCTATCGGTAACACTGGACTACGTTCAGCCGCCGCAGACAATGCCGCTATCACAGTCGGAAACTCATATACAGCAAACATTGCAATGCACAGACGTGCGTTAGAATTAGCTGTTAGAGCACCTGCTGTTCCAGAAGGCGGTGACACTGCAGATGACGCTATCTTGGTACAAGACCCACATTCAGGCATGGTATTCGAAGTACGTATGTACAAAGGATATCGCAAGGCAATGATCGAAGTTGCCGTAGCTTGGGGTGTAAAAGCTTGGAAGCCAGACTTCATAGCAACACTACTCGGTTAGACGAGACTGATGATGGGGGGAGGCATACGCCTCCTCCTAAATCACACACAACATAGCGAGGTAAATAAAATGGCATTTAAGAAGAAACCCGCAAAGAAGATTGCCAAGCCTAAAGTGGCTAAAACAGTTAAAATGGTACGCAAAGACGGCAAGACCGCAGACGTACACCCCACAGAAGTAGAAAACTATCGCTCAGGCGGATACGAAAAGGCTTAGACAATGACACTAATTGTTGAAGATGGAAGTCGCGTTGCAAATGCTAATACATATGTTAGCCTAGCAGAGTTTAAGGCTTGGGCAGATGCAAGAAATATAAACTATAGTAGTGACGGTCATGTTAATGCATATATCTTGCGTGCAATGGATTACATTGAGGACTTAAGCTTTATAGGCTTTAAGGAAACAGAAACACAATCATTACAGTGGCCAAGAGTTAACGTAGTTATTGATGGCTTTGGATTAGATGCTAGCACAATACCAGACGAACTAAAGGTTGCAGTATATGAGGCCGTTAAAACAGTTATTGATGGTGATAGCAAGCAAGACCCAATTGATAGGCAAGTTGTAAGTGAAAGCGTTGATGTTATATCTATAACTTATAAAGATACAGCAGGGCAACAAAGACAGACACCTGCATTAACAAGAGCGTTAAGAAAGTTAGTACAATCACCTAACACAGTAATGCGTGCATAATCATGGCTCATGCAGGTTATAACTATTCACCAATAACGAAATCAGCCGAAGCGCTTATTACTAGATTTGGTGAGGAGTTTACGTTTACACGTACAACTGATGGCGCATACAATCCTGCTACGGGTGCAAAAGCACAAACAACAAGTACATTCAAGAAGTATGCTTGTGTATTTGACTACAACAATACAGATCGTGCAGGTGAGACAGTCACAGAGAATGACAGACGTATGTTAGTAGAGGGGCATGATTTTCATGTAGGAGATACAGTAGTTATAGGTTCTGATACATTTAAAGTAATCAATATTAGTGAAATAAGACCAAATGGCAGTGATGTCGTTGCGGCCAACTTGCAGGTACGTAAGTAATGGCACGTAATGAATATGAAAGCATAAAAGAAACACTGGATATTTATAAGGGATTACCAGTTAAAATACTTAGGAAAACGGCAAAACAAATTGGCTTAGAAATAGTACATATCTCACCAGTAGGCAATCCTGCATTATGGAAGAACCCTGCGCCTAAAAATTATAAAGCAGGTCACTTTGTTAAGAACTGGCAAGCAACTATAGGTAGCCCTGCAACAACTGAACTATCAGGACAAGATAAAGGTAAACGAAGAACTAAACGTGCAGTAAAGAATGTAGCTAAGAAATGGGATGGTGAAACCAGTTTTTATTTAACAAACAATACACCATATGCAACTGCACTAGAATTTGGTCATTCACGAGTGCAAGCGCCGCAGGGCATGGTTAGAATAACTGCTACTAAGTACAGTGCTATACTTAATCAATCAATGGCTGAAGCTAGGAAAGAAGCAGGGTTATGAGTACGTTTTTTAACGATATGCAAGCCGCATTAGATACACAACTTAGCACATTATCAGGTGGGTATGACATTGCTTGGCCAAATATAACTTATAAACCAGTAACTAATACTACATATCTCAGGCCAAACTTTATACCTGCTGATACATTACAGGTTACACTAGGTGCTAATGGTAAAGATGAAACACAAGGAATATACCAAATAGATATTGTTAGTCCAAGGGGTAGTGGCAGAACAACATTAACGGATAATGTAGCAGATCACTTTAAGCGTGGTACAGTGCTAACTTATAATAATTTGAAATTGCGCATAAGGTCGGTTAGTATCGGCCCTGCAATAAACGACGGGGCATGGTTTTTCGTTCCTGTTTCCGTAAATATTAACGCATACACAGGAGCAAGAGTATGACTATAGCAAACGGAGCACAACATAGCATTGCCTATATTGCGGAAACGACATATGGCACAACCCCATCAACACCCTCATTTAAACCTTTTGGTAATACAGGAACAACACTTGGTATTAGTAAAGATGGCATTGAAAGCGAAAAGCTTAGAGGTGACAGACAAGTAGAAGATTTTAGACATGGTAATAAGTCAGTCAGTGGCGATGTATCAGCAGAACTAGAATACGAAGCCTTTGATGACATCTTAGAAGCAGTATTATGCGGAACATGGGCAACTAACGTACTAAAAGCAGGTACAACACGACGATCATTTACTATCGAGCGTAAGTTTGCAGATTTAACTGCACCAGAGTGGCATAGAAATACAGGTTGTGAGTTTAACACATTAAGTTTATCTGTATCACCTAACGCAATGGTAGAGGCAACCTTTGGTGTTGTAGGTAAAAACCTATCTATCGGTACAGCCGCAATTACAGGTTCATCTTATGCCGCAGATAGCACTAACAAGCCATTTGATAGCTTTACAGGTTCAATACAAGAAGGTGGTTCAGCAATCGCAACGGTCACTTCTATTGAAATGAGCCTAGAGAACGGCATAGAACCATTGTTTGCAGTTGGTAGCCAAACTACACAACGACCATCAATCGGTAAGTCACGACTAACTGGTACGCTTACAACTTACTTTGAGAACAAAACCTTATATGAGAAGTTCTTAAACGAAACTGAGTCAAGCATACAATTAGTATTAACAGACTTAGATGGTAATTCTTATACAATCGACTTACCAAGGGTTAAGTACAATAGTGGTCAGCCAGATGTATCAGGCGAGGGTGCTATCACAATCGGTATGGAATTTGTAGCGTTATATGACACTACAGATACTTCACAGATTAAAATAACAAGGGCTGATGCATAATGGAGTTTAACAAACTAGCAACAGCAAAACATCACGATAACGGGGCTGAGTGTAATATACTCGACCCCGTAAGTGGTAAGCCAACAGACTTCTTTATTAAAATATGCGGTGCGGATTCAAAGGTATGGCGTAAAGAGAAGAAGATGCAAACTCGTAAGTTATTAAATGTAAGATCGCAAAGCGAAGAACCAGACTTTGACTACGAGAAAGCAGGTATAGACTTTGAGGCTATGGATATAGAAGCATTAGTAAATGCAACTATTGATTGGCGTGGTTTGTCAGATAATGGCAAAAAAGTTAAATACAGTAAAGAAGTGGCTAATGAATTGTATGAAAATGCACCTAGCATTGTAAGGCAGTTAATTGAGTTCTTAGGTAATGGCGAAAATTTTACGAGCGACTAATTTATGACTTTGTATATTATGGCAGATGGGTAAGTTATATACACAAAAAGCCAAAAGGTTCAGAGGTTAGTCGATTTGATACATATAAACAGGTAGAGAAAAGCACAGGTAAGACACCAAAAGACTTACTCAATGCACCTACATTACGAGATGAATTAGTAGATTTATGGAAGTTATTTTGTGAATTACCAGAATACAGTTATAGTGAGCTAGAAGCATACGGAAGATTAACAGGAATTACATTAAGCCCTTGGGAAGTTGACGCAATAATAAAGTTAAACCGACACATGGGTGAGGAGTTAAGCAAATGGCCACCGAAAAGTCATCGTTAGAGATTGAAATCAAAGCTAAAGGTGTTGATAAGGCAACAAAAAAAATAGACAAGTTTGCTAAAACAATCGACAAGACAGCAAAAAGTGAAAAGACACTTGAACAGTCTGCAAAACAGACA